AACTGCTTATGATGAGTTGCGTACTATAGTTTCTCAAATCGAAAAAGAAGAAGAATTAGAGAAAAAAGCTTTTGATAAAGATGCAGGTAAGTTATTAGATTTGAAATTAATGTCCGTTGCTTTTGCTGTTATAGTGACTTATATACTTCACGCAGCAGGGTTAATTTAAATGGAATTTTCTTTAAATGGGTTGATGAATGTATTTAATTCAGCACCCTTAGTAGTAATGTCGTTAGTGGGTGTTTTTACAATTGCAGCGTTAATATACAACGCTACTGAGCAAAGAACATTTCAACAAGAACAAGATAACTCATTGGTGTTATCTATTTTAAGTGGAATGTTAATACTTGGTATGTTAATTGTAGTAACACAACTATGAACAACTTTCATCAGTATGTGCAAGACTTACGAGACTATCGTGATTCTTTAGTGAGAGCAAGAAAGGCTAGGCGAAACGAATACATAAAGCAGATACCGTATAAACCATGGTTTTGGATGGCATATTTTTTTATATTATTATTGATTTATCCTTTTTAATTTAAGAAAGTGCCGATGATGAATGATAAAAAATTACTCAAGTGGTTATTGTTACTGATCGTGTTGCCAATAGGTCTTGCAGTTTTTGGTGGAGATCGTTTTCGTTATCCTTGCCAAGATCCAGCAAATTGGGATAAAGACATGTGCCAAAAGCCAACTTGTGATGTAACAAGAACATGTCCAGAACATGTATTCAAAGGTGGCCGTGATCCAAGATTAGGAGCTCCCGCTGATCAATTACCACAAGGATCTTTAACTCTATCACAAACACCAAATACACCTCAACTGACAGGAGTGAATTGCAAATGAATTTATTCAATAAAGAAGAAGAAAAACAAAAAGAGGAACAAACACCTTTCATGTACACCGAAGATCAGTTGATGGCTCGACTGAAATTCTTTATCGGCATTTGTTTATCATTGACACTAACAGGCATTGTATTTGTTGTACTGTATTCAATTATATTTGTTACACAACCACTCAACGCTATGTCGCCAATTGATCAGAAGTTTTTCGAACTTCTAATTCCAATTTCAACATTTCTAACAGGCATTTTATCTGGCATTATGTTGGCAGGAAAAGATGACAAAGAAGCAAAGATGAAAGCAATTGAGGCTGCAACACGACCAACAACTGTAAGTCCAAATCCGACAGCACCAACAGGTTTATCGAGTCCTTCTCCAAGACCAATGATGCCATCACCAAGTGCTTCTTCAGTACCATTTGGTAGTGCGCCAACACCATTTGGCAGTTCACCATCTCCTTTTGGTGCACCACCAATGCCACCTCCACCTAACGTTCCACCTGTTTCATCGGGACCACCAGGACCTCCAATTATTCCAAGAGGACCTGAGGTCTAAAATGATCAAATGGTTTAGGCATCGGCCAGGAAAACATCCGCCGGCGCCTAAACCATTACCAAGCCCTAAAATTAAGTGTTGTTTTTATACAACAACTTACTTGACAATCTGTTGATTATGCTATATAATACCAAGACTAGTGAAAATGGAGATTTGACATGGCTCGCATTACTGATGCAAACCTTGCATTTGCAGGACATGAACCTAAATTCTCGGTAGAATTATCGCCGATTGATGTAATTAAAACTTTGTCATGGTATTCTCAAAACAAAGACACCAAAGACGCCTACAAATATGCTTCAGATTATTTTAAGAAGAAGCATAAACTTGATGTATCAAATGTAATCAAACAATTTCCTCCCACATTTGGTTGGATCTGCCGTATCGTAACGAATGGTGGTCTACTTAATGTCAAAGATCAAATTTGGTTCGATGGTGAAATTACCAAAGTAAAAAATGTTTTAAGTGGGCTAAAAAATGTTGTTGAAGAAAAGCCTAAAGTAAATGTAATTAACATTCAAGACCGTATTCGTGCTAAGGCTGATGATTGTATTGCAGAACTAGAAGGTCAAGTTGATGAATTAATTGCATCTGGTTTTTCTGCTAACTCACAACCTTATGCTGTGTTTCATACTTTGCAAATCAAAGATGCTCAAACAAAATATATTGTTGAATGGGCAAAGAGTAAACGAATTGAGTTTGACGATGTGATGAATACTGATGACAAAGAATTGAAAGAGGCATATTCAAACTTTACCAAACCGCAGTTAAAAAAGATGGTTGCGTATTTTGATCAAGTGATTCTAGATTGCCAGAAAGTTTCAGGTGAGAAAACCAAATCACGCAAACCACGCAAACGGAAGGCAAAATCGCCAGATCAATTGGTAGCAAAGTTAAACTATTTACCTGAGTTTAAAGAATTGGGCTTGACTTCCGTAAAAGTTACTGATATAATTGGTGCTATGTCATTGTGGGTGTTTAATACAAAAACCCGTAAACTCGGTGTTTATCATGCCGAAGATGCAGGTGGTTTGTCAGTAAAAGGATCAACGATTTTAAACTTTGCAGAATCAAAAAGTATGCAAAAGAAATTGCGTAAACCTGAAGTTGTACTGCCTGAAGTATTAAATGGTGGCAAAGTAATTCTTCGTAACTTATTAGATGGTATTAACTCCGTTCCGCATTGGTTGAATGGTCGTATTAACAAAGATACAATTTTATTGAAAGTAACAAAATGAAAGTGACAATGATTGATCCGCCAAGCGGTTGGATGTATGACTTTCCTAAAGCGATGCCTAAAAAGTTTGATACTTTTGAAGAACAGCGTGCATGGTTAGTTTCTGAGGGTTATCCTCAAAAATTAATTGATGAATTTGGCGATCATTTTTATTGCAGATATTGGGAAGAAGATGACCATGAACTTCCACCACATACTGATTGAGAATTGACATGACCATATATCTAAATGATGAACGTGATTATACACCAATCGTAGAAGAATGGGTTCGTTGGTTTTATGAAACTATGGATATCAACGACCCATATCTTCGGCCAGGCAACGAATCAGGTGAGGCGCCAGATGGTGTCAAAATTATCTTTGATGGTTTTGGTGACTATGAAGGCGAAAATGAAAATGGTGAATATGTTTATGAAGAAGCTGGCAATAAGAATATGGTTAGTTTTGCCGTTTTCGTACATAAAACATCTTTGACGGAAGATTTTCCCGAACATGAACAAACGCCATGGGCATTGATACATCGACCAAAAGAAGAAGTTTGCATCTATGCTTGGTATGATGTTGAAAATGATCAATTAGATATTATACCTTTTGAGGATAATAATTCTACTGAACTTGACCACGAATTTGTAACCGATTTAATTTTCAAAATTGCAGAGCGTGATGGTTTTGATTTTGATGATGACAAAGAAGAAAGACTACCTTCAAATGCTTGGCCATTTCCAACGAAAGCTAAAGATGACTGAAAAAGAAGAACAGAGATTATACCGAATCTTATTTGAAGATAGTGCTGAAGAAGTAGGTAATGAAGTTTATGAGTTGTACGATACAGTTACGGAAATAATTCAAAATAGAGCGCCAATATTGCCTCAAAAACAAAGAGTTTTACACTAAAATATCCTTACTATGATATTAATTGATTTTAATCAGGTAGCAATTTCAAATCTGATGGAACAAATCGGATCTTCCAAAACTGCGGTAGAAGAAGGTCTGGTTCGCCATATGATTTTAAATACTATTCGTACCTATGTGAAGAAGTTTAAAAATTCACATGGGCCGGAAGTTGTTATTGCCTGTGACAACAAAAAGTATTGGCGCCGAGAAATTTTCCCTCATTACAAAGCTGGTAGAAAGAAAATTCGTGATTCTTCTGGTCATGATTGGAATACCATATTTGAATGCCTGAATAAAATTCGTGAAGAACTCAAACAATACTCGCCTTACAAAGTGATCGATGTTGATACTTGTGAGGCAGATGATATTATTGCGGTTCTTACAATGCGATATTCAGTACATGAAAAAGTAATGATTCTTTCTTCAGATAAAGACTTTGCTCAATTACAAAAGTTTCCTAATGTTGAACAGTATTCACCAATTTTAAAGAAATATATTAAAGAACCATTACCAGCATTTCAACTCAAACAACTAATCATTCGAGGAGACAAAGGTGACGGCATTCCTAACATTCTGTCTATGGACTCTGTGTTTGTTACTGGTGGACGCCAGAAACCAATCACAGAAGCAAAAATCATCAAATGGATGAATCAAGAGCCTACAGAATTTTGTAATGAAGAAATGTTTCGCAATTATACCAGAAACGAAATGTTAATTGATTTGACAAAAATACCTGAAAATCTGAAGCAATCTATTATAGATACCTATGAGAGCGCAAAAGGCCATTCAAAGCAAGAATTTATGAATTATATGATTGCGAACCGTCTCAAAAATCTTATTGAAGTGATTGATGAATTCTAATGAGTGCAGAAAAACTATATTCAGAAATTTTTGAAGAATTTGAAAAAGCAGAAACAAAAGAACAACGAATTCAAGTTCTGAGGGCAAACTATCATCCCTCTCTCCGTGATTTTCTAATCATGGCATTTAATCCTAACATTAAATTTGATGTTGAGGTTCCTAATTACAGACCTGCTCCTGAACCAGCCGGCCTTAATTACACATATTTGGACATGGAAGTGCCCAAACTCTATCGTTTTATCAAAGATCATCCAAAGCGGTCACCAAACATAACTGAAAAGAAAAAGACACAAATTCTTACTGTTATACTTGAAGCGTTGCACAAAGATGAAGCTGATCTTTTGGTGAGACTACTCAAAAAACAATTCAAAATAAAAAACCTAACAGTAAAACTTATACAAGAAGCATACGGACTTTAATATGAAGATTGTTGTGGTATCTGGAGGATTTGATCCTCTACATTCGGGTCATATTTCTTATTTAAATTCAGCAAAAGCACACGGCGACAAATTAATTGTCGGTGTAAATTCCGATGAGTGGTTGATTCGCAAAAAAGGTCGAGCATTCATGTCTCTATTTGAACGTACTCGAATTTTACAACATATAAGAGAAGTTGACCATGTTGTTGAATTTGATGACTCAGATGGTAGTGCTAAACACCTTTTACAAATAGTAAAACAAACTTGGCCGAATGATGAAATCATTTTTGCAAATGGTGGTGATCGAACACAAGATAATATACCAGAAATGTCGGTTGAAGGAGTAAAATTTGTTTTTGCTGTTGGTGGCGGAAACAAAATGAATTCATCATCATGGATACTTGATGAGTGGAAATCACCTAAAACTGAAAGGCCATGGGGTCATTATCGTGTACTGTATGAATCAGAAAATACCAAAGTGAAAGAATTGACGGTAAATCCAGGTCAATCGTTAAGTATGCAAAAACATGAATTCCGAAATGAACATTGGCATGTTGTTGAAGGCACAGGCGTATTGTATGAAGAACGTAAAAGTTCTAACGATACAATAACTTTATATAAACATAATCAAGTTACAATACCATGTGGTGTCTGGCATCGATTATCGAATGAATCAAATGATTTACTGAAAATTGTAGAAATACAATATGGCCAAAAATGTCAAGAAGAAGATATTGAAAGAAGATGAAAGTAGCCGTAATTACACCTACAATTGGAGCTGACCACTTTGCTAAATGTTTAGAATCAGTTCAAAATCAAACATATGACAATCTTGTACATTATATTTTTGTTGACGGCAATCAGTATTTGGATATGGCTGATGGGCATATTAATAAAGTTGGAAATAGAAAACAAATATCAAGAATCACGCTTGAAGAAAACATTGGCAAAGGTTGGTACGGACATAGAGTTTATTCTGCTTGTTCTTTTTTGGTCAACGCTGACATTATTTGTTACCTTGATGAAGATAATTGGTACGAACCTAACCATGTTGAAGAATTGGTTAATGTCATTAAAGATGGAAATGATTGGGCATATTCTTTACGAAAAATTTATGACAAGCAAGGTGAATACCTCTGTGAAGATAACTGTGAATCGTTGGGTAAATGGCCTGTATATTTTAATCATGAAGTATTCCATATTGATACCTCCTCTTTTGCTGTTAAGCGTGATGTTGCTACTCGTATAGGTCACGCATGGTACGGCCAATGGGGTGCGGACAGACAATTCTTTGGTGCGATTAAGCATCACTATCCAAAATATGATTGTTCACGCCAGCACACACTATGTTACAGATTAGATGGAAATCCTAATTCTGTGACGAAAGATTTTTTTGATCAAGGCAATTTTACAACAAACCAAAAATACAACGGTAAATATCCATGGAAAGAAGAACGGCTCTCATCACCGGGGGAAGTGGTTACCTTGGTAATCACTTAGCAAAAGACCTAAAACAAAAAGGTTGGGAAGTAGTAACACTTGACCGAAAAACCTGTAGTAACAAATATGTTGATTCACATTTTCGTGGCGATGTTCGTGACGCCGATGTGTTAATGCAGATATTTGAAACATATCAGGTCAATACAGTTTTTCATCTTGCAGGTCGCATTGAAGTTGGTGAATCATTTAAAGATCCAACTTTATTTTATGATGTGAATCTTGGTGGCACCTGCAAACTTTTACATATGATGAAATTATATGGTGTTAAAAACATTGTATATTCTTCATCTGCTGCAGTATATAAACAACAAGGTCGTAACTTAAAAGAAGATGATGAAATCGCTCACAATTCACCATATGGTTATACTAAATATGCGTCTGAATGGGCCATCCGTGATTCGAATTTAAATTACGTTATTTTCAGATATTTCAACCTAGCTGGCGCAGATCCAGACAATGAATTTGGTGAGTGTCACAATCCAGAAACTCATCTAATTCCACGAATTCTACAAAATCTAAATAAAGTACAAATATATGGAAAAGACTATCTTACAAACGATGGAACGTGTATTCGTGATTACGTGCATGTTTCTGATGTTGCCTCTGCCCATGCTGATGGGGCAGATTACCTCAATGCAAGCGGGCAATCCGTTATTCTTAACTTGGGTACTGGGGTAGGATACTCGGTATTAGAAATAATTGGCAAAATTGAAGAAGTTACCAAGAAAAAGATTACCTATACCTTCCTCCCACGTAGACCTGGTGACCCGACCCGATTGGTTGCCGATGTTACTCTTGCCGAAAAAGTCTTGAATTTTCGGCCAAAGTATGATATAATGAACATTCTACAAACAGCACATAACTGGCAAACTACACAAAATGGCAAGTAAAGAACCACAAAAACCCGAAGGTTTAGGTGCCGATGATGTTATCGGCCTCCGACTTTTAGATACCCATACTTTTGTTCTCAACGGTGAAATTGACGCTGATAATATCGCCGGCGCAATTCGCTGGTTGATCTATGAGAACGCAAGTGATGAAGAAAAGGAACTAACACTATACATTAATTCAACAGGTGGACTATTGAACGATGCTTTTGGTTTAATTGATATGATGCGTAATTCAAAGCATACAATTAAAACCGTTGGTCTTGGTAATGTCATGTCATCTGCATTTTTAATTTTTGCAGCGGGCACTAGAGGTCACAGATATATTGCCAAAAATGCAAGCATACTATCGCATCAGTATAGCGAAGAACTAAGTGAAGCAAAACACCATGATATTAAATCTTTTACAAAAGAATGTGATAATACGAATCAAAGAATGGTGACTTTGTTAAAAGAATGTTCTGATCTATCAACGACAGAAATCAAAAGAAAACTTTTGCCAGCATCCGATGTTTGGTTGACAGCAGAAGAAATTGTTGAACTAGGTATTGCTGATTATATCTTATAAGGAGGATAACTTTCAAAAATGTTAACAGGTGGAAAAAAGTTTGTAAAACCAGTAAAAACGAAATTCAAAAAAGCCAAAGAACAACAAGGCAGTAAACACTTTGAAAAACCAAAACACCATGATAAATCATTTTATCGATTGGTGAAACAAGAGAAAGAAGATTATGTCGTATAGGGAAATTCTTGTAAAGCAGATTGCGGAACTGGAACAAAAGATCGCTTCGGATTCTGTTGAAAAAGAAGTTTTGCAAAAAGAATTAGCAAGACTGAAATTAGCAGAATATGAAGAAGATTGGAAAGAAGGCCAGGAGCGCAAATTATTACAAGAAGGATGTTAGTTAGTACTCACTAACATACTACCAGGTAGTGTTGTTTTAATACAACAAACCTCTTGACAATTTTCAGGCATTCCTGTAATATTGGAAGAATGGAGATTATTAGAGAAATCACACAATGGCAGGTCGAATTCCGCCAGCCAAATCATACCTATTTGATTAATGCAAAAAATCAAATTGTCGCATATGCCAAATGGCATTCAAAAACAGATATTCAGATATTCAAATCACGGAATGTATTAGATAAAAAATACCGCAAATTCGAAGTTGTAAAACATGCGGCATTATCTAAACTCATTTCTCGTTTCCAACACGAAGATAAAAAAGAAGCGGCAGAAAAAATTGTGCCGTCAGAAAATGTCCGTGTTTTCAATGTCAAATCAAAATCAAAAAATAAAACTTATACCGTATCATTTAATAAGTCGAGTAAACAAATTAGTTGTGGTTGTACCGGGTTTGGTTACAGAATGACCTGTAGCCATGTGAAAGCAGTTGCTAATAAACTAGGAGTTTAATTATGAAATTTACCGTATATCAAATCAATTTGTCCGACAAAGATTATGAAAATAATGTTTTGCGTGAAATGTACCTTAACACAACTATGGATCCCACCACAGAAGCAATTGAGAAAGCAGCCGGTCTGTATGTTAAAGTAGCAGAGATTGACGCTCTTTCGTTTGACCATGTGTTTGAAATTGGCAACATTGGTCCCGAAGAAAAAATTACTAGCTTTGACGATATGCACTCTGTTTCTGTTGGTGATATTATTAAAAGTGAAACAGGTGTAACCAAGTTTGTTGCACCTTATGGTTTCAAATCTATTGCATTTTAATTGGAGTTTATTATGATTCAAGTTATGAAAATTGCAAGTGAAATTAATGGACTTTCTGATCGTGATTTACGATTACTCGCAGAATGGATTAAAGATGATGCTGCCAATTCTCTAGCAAATTACCTTTCTTTTGAATTGCAAGAGCGTGACTCGCTTAATATCGAAGTACAAGAACCTGTTTGTTAATATGACAATTATCTACACTTATCAGAGATCCAGAAAACGCAAGCCCACCGCTAAACAGCGTGAGCTTGCAAAACAATGGGAAGAATTGGTTTCTAAACATGCACCAAAATCCTCTAATCCAGCCGCTTCTCAGCACCTGCTGCAGCGAGTTGTACCGTATCGCCGTGAAACGCCAAATTACCCATCACTTAATACTACTGAATACAACACCTATAAAAAAGACATTCAGCAATACACCGGTGATAAAATGAAAGGCATTGGTACTTTGCACAAATCAAATGCTGTACCTATTTTTACGGATGAAGAAGCCAAGGATCAAGCGAGTATGCGAAGGTAAGTTAGTACTCACTAACCTGCACCTGGAAGTGTTGTTTTTCTGCAACAAACCTATTGACAATTATACCGATTTTTGATATAATGGTAGTATTGAAATTGAGAGAGGTTGTATTATGAAATTATTATCGATTGGCAATCCCAAAGTCCTCAAAGGCATGAAACAAGGTTATATGACCTATATTCTGCACCTTGCACCTGCTACTCTTTCAGGTTATAATGTTTGTGCGAAAGCTACCGCAGGTTGTATTGAATCCTGTTTGAATACATCAGGCCGTGGCGGCATGTTTAAAAAAGGCGAAACGACCAATGTAATTCAACAAGCTCGTATTCGCAAAACAAAATTCTTTTTTGAGAATCGTGCTGAGTTTATGATGCAATTGGTCAAAGATATTGAATTAGCAATCAAACAATCCGCTAAGAAGAATTTGATTCCTGTTTTTCGCTTGAATGGCACCTCTGACCTTGCATGGGAAAAATACGAAGCAACGGTTACTGATAAAAATGGCCGTTCAATTGTTTTCAAAAATATCTTTGAAGCATTTCCTTTCATCCAATTTTATGATTACACCAAAATTCCTGGTCGCAAAGTGAACGGCATCGCTAATTATCATCTGACATTCTCCGAAGCTGATGGTAATGCTCTTGATACACTTAATGCGATTCGTGCAGGTATGAATGTTGCAACGGTGTTTGGCATCAAAAAGAATTCACCAATGCCTGAAATGTGGAACGGTATGAAAGTTTTTAATGGTGATGAAAGTGATTTGCGCTTTCTGGATCCAAAAGGTGTTGTTGTTGGTCTATATGCAAAAGGCAAAGCCAAAAAAGACACCTCTGGTTTTGTGAAGTATCCTACTTTTATGATGAAGGCAGCTTAATATGAATTATGACAAACGACATGGCGGCCCGTATGACCGTGGCTCTGCTGATGCATATTATTATCGTGGTTATAACCCACACTATTTTAAAGGCAGTAGTTATAACAGCGAAATGGTTGAATTGAAAGATATGACAGCCGAAGAAATTACAGCTTATACTGTTGGATTTCGTGATGAAAAAGATAGAAAGGCATGGGATTAAAATGATTACTGTTGATTCGTTTGAAAAATATAAAAGACCAAATCGTACTGCAATTTATACTCGCATACCAATTAGCGAGTTAGATTCTTTTCGCAAAGTGATGCAACAATACGATCTATATTTTAAGATGCGGTATCGTGGTCCTCGTTTTAATGTACCATCAGCCTCAAGGCGATTTGGTGTAAGTAAACAGACCACATGTCTTAAAGAAGATGCAACACATTTTTCAGTTTATAATTATTGAGATTAAAAATGGCAATTCGTAAACGCAATAAAAGCGATTTAAAGAAAAAGATTGTAATTGATTTGTCTGGTCCACAAGGTAATGCATTTTACCTGATTGGTGTTGTAAAACAGACTTTTCGCAGGTCAGGTGCAAGTGAACTAGGCGATCAAATTGCCCAAGAAATGATGAGCGGTGATTATGAACACTTGCTTAAAACATTTGATTTGTATCTCGGCGAACATTTTGATTTGGTGAGGTGAACATGAGCGGCAATTAACCTAAAAAGTCTTGACAATTAAACCGAAGTATGTTACTATTATTATCCCTAAACTAAATGAGGTATCACTATTATGGCAAAAACTATCAAACTCAAACCCTTTGAGAAACTCCTTACCGTTATGGTTTCTGGTAAGCCCGTAACAATCGAAGAAATCGATGCAACACTCGGCAAAGAAATTTACATGTATCGCTTGTCGACCTACATTTGGCACATTAAAACATTCGCCAATGGTGTTGTGAAGGCAATCAAAGATGGTCGCCGTGTTACTGCTTATCAGGTCATCAATGTGAAAGAAGTTAAAGAATACATGGATCGTGCTGGCGTGACCAAAGCTAACTTTGTTCCTGGTCAAGTCACCAAGAAACCGTCTATCGCTAAACTTGCTGACCTTGCGGCGAAGCCTGCTAAGAAAGCACCTGCAAAAGCACCTGCTAAGAAAGCTCCTGCCAAACCGGCGAAAGCACCTGCTAAACCCAAGAAAGTTGAAGCAGTTACCGCTGACGATCTGGAAATTGCAGAAGTTACCGAATAATCTCTCTGTGAAAATGGGGGAGTGAGCGCCACACATGGACGCCTATTCTTAAATGACAGCGAATGTCGGGATGACATGCAAAGTGCCCCTTAACTTATTAAAGGAAATATAATGATTGAAATGTTAAATGTAAGTGAAAAAGCTGCAAAGTTTATGATGGCAAAACCAGGTTCTTTCTTTGTTGTGCCGAAGAATTCAGAAGTACCATTTGAAACTTGTGCAAAATTTGGTGTAAAATTGTTTGTTAAGAATATGAAAGATAAACCGTTTAAAGTAATTAAACGGATTTAAGAACCCGCTGAGGTAACGCTTGGCTACTGTGACCCGCAGGAAGGAGAAGTGAGTTCGTAACTCACGGGTGGTTCTGGAACTGGAGTTCCACATCGAAAGATGCAGTCTAACCGAACTGGCGTTGGCAGTACGAAAGTCTCTGCGGTGAGCGAGTGGATGGAAGGTCAGTAGGTGTTACTACAGACTATAGTTACCACGGCCGCAGAGAAGCACCTTATTATGGAGTTGTGATGAATAAAATTCAAAAAGAAGTTATGTTGATTGCACAAGAAGAATGTGCAGAAGTGACGCAAGCAATTAGTAAATGTTTTCGTTTTGGTTTTGATTCTGAATATAACAATCGAACAAACCATGAACGATTAACAGAAGAAGTTGGTGATTTGATTGCAATGATTGATTTGATGATCGAACACGATATTATAGATGAAGCATCTGCTCAAATGGCAGCTTCACAGAAAAAAATCAAATTGAAAAAGTGGTCAAACATTTTTGATGAACAAATTGAAACGGTGAATTAAATGAATTGGGTTCTCGTTATCTGGTTAGCAGTACCAAGTAATTATACAGTTTATGATAAATTTGAAACGCTGAAAGCCTGTCAAGAAAAAAGAGATATGGTAACCAAAGCGTTGACGCAAGCGAATTCAGACATGCGTGTTACATGCCGCCGATTAGAAGATTTGGTGAGTGAATATGATCCGAAAACTGTTACCTTTCCTATTTACCTTTAGTGTTGCTAACGCTGCAACGATTGGCATCGGCGACTACAGGTATGGACCTGATACGACACAAAATTTCGCATGTAAAATGGCTGAAGATCGTGCCAAAGAACATGCGATTAGTCGTTTCTTAGGCGAGTCGATTGATACGGTATCATTTGAATCGTGTAAAAATGGTGAATGTATTTTTCAAAAAGATACAATCAATGAAGCAAAAGGTATTGTAAAGAATATCGTAGATAAAAAAGTTGAGATAATTGAAAAACCTGGTTATCTAAATTGCATTGTGACAATTCAAGCCAATGTAGTGAAAATAACCAATAACATTCGATTTGTGATATTTGATGACAATCTTACATTTAAAGAAAACGATGAAGTGCGATTTTCAGGCATTTCAAACCGAGAAGGTAAAGTAGTGTTGTTTAATTTCTACAACGGCAATTATTACCGAATATATGAACATAAGATTGCCACAAAAAATGAGAAATTTGTGTTACCTTCCTCCAACAATAAATTGGTGGCAAAATTACCCATCGGTGAAACGCAGTCTAAAGAAATGGTAACATTTGTATTTTTTGAAAGTGAAGTAAAGGTGAAAGATTCATATACACAAAAAGATCTGAGAGAATTTTTCTCATCAGTACCTTATGAATCTTATCGTGTTTTGAATCGTCATGTACATATTATGAGGTAATCATGAAAAAGTTATTAGTAGTTCCTATTGTTTTTGCATTGACCGCTTGTGGTACTTTTGAAACTAATACTAAGTTGGCTTTAAATGCACCAGAATTTGGTAGTAAACCAAGTCAAGGTGATGAAGTCAAATATCCTAAGTGGTTTACAGAAAAAGAAAAAGATGGTGCTTTGTATGCCGTTGCGACTGAGTATTCAAAAGATTTTCAATTCGCCGTTGACAAAGCCATGTTGTCTGCTAAGCGTGAACTTGCATCGAACTTTTCATCACATGTAAGTGCCATGTTAAAAGATTATGCGGCTGAAGTTGGTGAATTAGATTCTACCGTTGTGCGTGAAATTGACCGTACTACTAAATTGGTAATTTCACAAGTGAACCTTGTTGGTGTTCAGCGTACACAGTACCGTGTTCAGCATGAGAAAGATGGTTATCGTGCCTTTGTAAAATTGCGTTATGCTACTGACGATTCAAACAAACTTTTGATTCAAGAAATTAAACGCAATCGGCAATTGAACGCTAAACTACAGGCATCAAAATCATTTAAAGAGTTAGAAGCTTCAGTCGATAAAATTGAGGGAAAAAATGAAAAAAGTAATCCGTGATGGCCATGTTGCAGTAATTTATTCACCAGGTTTTGGTGCTGGTTGGTATACATGGAATCAATTGTTAGATAATGCTGAACAGTTGATTTATGATCCGATGATTGTTCAAATTTTAGAAGAACAATCTGATAATTGGCTGGATCAATTAGTGGAATATGTTACTGAAGAATATCCAGATGCATATGCTGGCGGTCTTGATGATTTGTGTTTTGATTGGTTACCTGTAGGAACTAGATTCAGAATTACAGAATATGATGGTTCTGAATCAATTGAAACGGAAAAAAATATACCATGGATGACCGCTTAATCAATTACCTCAAATATAGCGGTGCATGTGTTACACTAACGGTGAATCCATACCATTGGGCTTGGATTCCCGTTTTTAAATTTGAAAACTCGAATGAAATATGGTTCACAGATAATTTCCGTATTTCAATTTTATTTTTAACTGTAAGAATTTGGATAGATGATGGGAGATGGTAATGTCAGACATATTTGACTTAGAGCAATCGATTATGAAATGTTGGAATGTTGTTGATGATATTGATTTGGTTTATAAAAATGTAATGGATAGGCAAAGACCATTTACAGAAGATGAACTTGCAAACATTCTACTTGGCATTAAACAATTATATCATTTGAGATTTGAAGAATGTTTTTCTCAATTCGAAGATATGTGCAGAGAATATCATCAGCTTAGAAAATTTAAAGAATCTAATCAATTTTCAGATATAAAACAACAGTACGAATGAACATCTTTTATCTTGACCGTGACCCACGTATCTGTGCCGAAATGCACTTAGATAAACATGTGGTCAAAATGATTATCGAATATGCACAACTCATGTCCACAGCTCATCGTGTACTTGACGGTGATGAATACTTTGATAAAACAGCAAATGGTCGAAGAATCAAACGTTGGCGATTATACGATGAGCGTGAAGATCGCTTAATGAAAGCATCGCATGTTAATCACCCATCAGGTGTGTGGGTTCGAGCCAATGTTGCAAATTATAGATGGTTGTTTACGATGTGGGAATTTTTGTGTGAAGAATATACTTTTCGTTATGGCAAAAAACATGCATGTAGTCGCCTATTAAATTGTTTAGATGTAGCACCAAATAAAATACCTGGCGGAGATTTTTATCCACCAACACCAGCGATGCCTGATGAATGTAAAATCGCCGGTAACTCCTTGGCGTCCTATCATAAATACTATATTGAGCGTAAAGCACATTTCGCTAAATGGACAAAAAGAGAGATACCGTTGTGGTATAAAACTGCATGAGCATATTAAGAGAAGTAACGGATGAAAAACATCGCCGAGTAGAAAATTTACCTTTCATTCAGTATTTGTTGAGAGGTGAAATAACAAAAGAACATTACATATATTATTTGTATGAAATGTTGCAGGTGTATTCTGTGCTTGAAGATTTTTCTAAAAAAGCTGGACTGTTTGGTGGTTTAGATGGACTTGAAAGAACTTACAGAATACAACAGGATTTAAATGAGTTGAATCCTAATCATGAACATGTATTGGGTGATCATACAGTAAGATATATGGATTATCTGTATGAATTATATCGATCAGAAAATAATCATCAGTTATTTGCTCATGTTTATGTCCGCCACCTTGGTGATATGTATGGTGGAAAATTAATTTCTCGAATCGTTCCTGGTTCTGGTGAGTGGTATAAATTTGATAATCGTGGTGAGTTGGTAAAAGAATTTAATAAAAGACTGAAACTTGAACATGCAGGTGAAGCATTAAAAGCTTTTGATTTCTGGGAACAAATTTTTACTGAAATGTGGATTAAATTACCTAAATAACTTTACAATATGCCAACATATACGTTCCGTAATAAAGATACGGGTGAGATTTTTGAACATGTAATGAAAATGTCTGAATATGACGATTACATGAAATCAAACCCCTCAATAGAGCGCTACCATGAAGCGCCAGCTACCCTCGTTGATCCCACCACCGTTGGTGCTTTAAAGCCACCATCCGATTTTCAAAAATACGTAATAGGAAATATAGAAAGAAGAAACCCTGGTCGAGCACATTCGAAAAAATATAGTGTACCAAAAGAATGGTGATGTTGTAATTATATCATGCTAACTTCCTGTAGGAGAAAGTATGGCAAAACGAAAAGGTATTGAAACAAAAGCAGCACTTTTGCAACAACACTTTAAGGGAGAATTAAGAAAAGAAAATGAGAATGAATTGGGTGACTGGTCAAATGAAAATCTACAGAAAAACAGAGAAAGGTATATGCGACAACACTTCCCGTGGTTAGTGGAAGGACACAAATCGCCAGGATAATGAAGAATTTTAATCATGTAAAATTGAGTGAACTTGATTTTGAATTAGAATCAGAAACAACAGAAACGGGTAGGACTTACAAGACACCAGGAGGAAAATCCTACCCGTCTATCACAACCGTATTATCAAACTACAATAAAAAAGCAATTTACGAATGGCGCCAAAGAGTTGGTGAACAGGAAGCTAATCGCATTTCAAGAGCTGCATCTGGCCGTGGTACAAAACTGCACAACGCTGTTGAGAAATATCTTTTGAATGAAATGAGTGATCTAAAGTATCAATCGATGATGCCTGATACGAAAGAGTTATTTCTCAAAGTGAAACCTTTCTTAGATAATCATATCGGAAACATATACGGTATAGAACAACCGTTATATAGTGACAGATTGCGAATTGCAGGTCGTTGTGATTGTATTGCAGAATGGGAAGGTGAGTTATCCATTGTTGATTGGAAAACATCGACTAGAGTAAAAGATAAAGATCATATACAGAATTATTTCATGCAATGTTCGGCATATGCAGAAATGTTTGAGGAAAGAACTGGTAAACCAATCAATCAAATCGTGGTAGCTATTGCGGTAGAAGATGCTTCATCACCATCTATTTTTATAGAAAATAAATCTGATTATCTTTTGCCTCTCCAAGAATACATTTTGCGATATAATAGTCCCATATAAATAGGTAATGAAAAAATTATTGTCAACTTTACTGTTTCTTCCTGCGTTAGCTATAGCACAGGTCGAATATGTGCATTTTGAGACAATCTGTATTGATCAAAAAATGCTTGAAGAAACGACTGCAAAACATGGTGAAAAACCTTTTATAACTGCCGTAGGTCATAGATTAGTAGGCGATAAAAAAGTATTTCATCCTGTTGTGATGTTTATGAATCCAAATACTAAATCTTGGACTCTGGTTGAAAGAGTTGAACCAAATTCTTTTTGTGTCATTGGTGTTGGCACAAAGATGGAACCATTTTTTAGTAAGTAAAAATTATTTTTTTATGTGATGGTACGAACCGAGTATTCTGGTAGCAAAGGCGAAAGCTGACCATCACACCTAATTCGTTGAAGGTTGTAAAAAATGCGTTGGACGGCGGTGCGATTCCGCCCATCTCCACCAAAAGCATATCTAGTTATGTGTTAAGGCAAAATGCCCTGCAACGGCACATAATGAACTTGCTATGTTGCAGTAGTATGGTATGCTTCTGATGGGGATGAAATAGTTTCGACAGCGTATGTAATGAACAACTGGAGAATCGGCAACGCCAAAGCCGTTAGGGTTGAGACTACTCGGCCGAAGAAGCAAACAAGTAAATGCAAACGATGAAAGATTTGCGCTGGCAGCCTAACCGCTGACCGGAGTTTTCGGTGATTGAACTTGGCAACAGAATCAATCACCATTCTTAATTAAGGAGATTGTAATGACTAAAGTATTAAGCACAGTAGTAGCAACACTTTTTGCAACAGCAGTAATTGCAGCTGAGCCACCAAAAAAAGCTGGCCCGCCGAACATTCCTGAAAATCCAAATGCAAAAAAAGTAGAACCTAAAAAAGAAGCAGCAAAACCTGCTCCTAAGAAAGAAGCACAGAAGAAATAATGGCAAATTACAAGAGAAAGAAATCCAAACGCTCTTGTAGATGTACATTGTGTACAAAGTTTGCATGGATGGGTAATTCTAAACAACGCAAACATGTATCCGATATTCGTAATGATGATAAAGTGAAAAGTTATGCCTCTTATTTTGCAACCTATTCAGGAGATTAAACAAGCTTCTGAACCAATTATTGATAAGGTCGAAAACACACCGATTGATTTTGTAGCTTCTTTATGGATTGTGTTATTGTTTTTTGTGTTGTACATTTTTCGGAAACCCATTTTAGGTTTATGTGTTTTCTTCCTTAAATTTTTAGTATTATTCATATTTGCTTATTTGACATACGTATTGACATGAAAGTAAAAATCGGACCTTATAAAAATTGGATTGGGCCATATCAAATCGCCGAAAAGATTCTATTTTTTATTCCAAAATACGATAAAACAACATTTGAATACACGAAAGCGTATGACAAGTATGTTCACGGCTTTGGTGAATGGTTAACTCAAGACAAAAATGGAAACCCTTCGTGGTTGACTAAACTTTGCCATTGGATTGAATCCAAACGCAAACGAACTATCAAAGTTAAAATTGACCGATGGGATACTTGGTCAATGGATCACACATTGGCACTTATTATTTTGCCAATGCTAAAACAATTAAAAGAAACAAATCACGGTGCACCTTTTGTAGATGATGAAGATGTGCCAGAAGAATTGCGTAGTACATCAGCACCACCAAAAGAAAATGAGTGGGACACCGATGCCAATCATTTCAAAAGATTTGAGTGGGTAATGGATGAAATGATTTGGACATTTGAGCAATTAGTTGATGATGACAATGATGCACAATTTCATTCTGGTAATTCAGATTTAAAATCTGTGCCGTGTGAGTGGGATGAAAAAGGTGAACCAAAAATGTATTCTTTAGAACATGGTCCTAATCACACCGCAGTATTTGATAAAGAAGGTTATGATAAACATAATAAACGAATACAAAACGGTCTAAGGTTGTTTGGTAGATATTACCGCAATCTTTGGGACTAAATAAGATACCAGCATACACACAACCGCTGGTGACACACAAACACACAGGAGAAAATTATGTCAAATATGACACCGTTTGAAATACGGCTAGAGCTACTCAAAATGGCGAGAGATATGCTCAATGACGATTATTATGGTAAGCGTGAACAAATCGCCAATCAATGGTCAGTAGATTGTGATACTGCCAAACTCAAAGGTGAGGACCCACCGAAACATCCAGGGTATCCACCATTTCCCTCTGAATCAGAAGTTATCGCCAAAGCAGCGACTTTGAATAATTTCGTTTCGAATATAACCGTAGATACTAAAACAACAACTAAAAAATCTACCTGATGGGACAAGGACGGCTTCGGCCGTCCCCTAACAATTAAGGAGAAGTCATGAAAAGAGCAATAGTGCTTTTCACAATTAGTTTGATTGCATTTACTATAGGATTTACCGCACTTTCGGTAACAAATGTTGTAAAAATACCTTACAAAGCTTATTACGCTTTTATGTCGCCTGATGCAAAAGAGCAAGTCGAATGTTTGGCAGAAAACATTTATTTTGAATCGGCACACGAGCCTACGAAAGGCCAAATAGCGGTGGCATTTGTAACAATTAACAGAGTCAAATCTGGACATTTTGAGAATGATATTTGTGGTGTTGTTAAACAAAAAATTAGAGGCACTTGCCAGTTTTCTTGGTGGTGCGAAGAACGACCAAAGGCAATATCAGTCGCAAAGAGCTTGACAAACAGCAACAGTCCGTTGTATAATGATATTCGTAACTTAGCAGTTTATGTTTATGCGAACCATGATAAGATTGAAGATCCATCAAAAGGTGCTTTGTTTTATCATGCAGATTATGTTAACCCACAATGGAGAAATATGGAACATTTAACAACAATTGGTCGCCATATTTTTTACATACGAAAGGATATGAAAAATTGGACAAATTCGATTTAAAAAAAGGTGATAATACGGTTGCTCTTTGTATCACATCAGTAATTTTAACGGCACTAATTGCGATTGGTTGGTACAACATTCATGATCGCAGTTTAATGGCAGAAAACATTAATCGTGCCGTTGAAAAGGGAATCGACCCATTATCAGTACGCTGTTCATATGTACAAAGTCAAGATATTATTTGTATCGCATTTGCAGCTTCAGCTCAATCACACAATGTAGCGCAACAAGCAACATCTAGAAAATAAGGAGTTTTATATTATGGCAGTTAAACAAATGACAATTAATAAATTATCGGAACCAGATAAAGAAAAACTTTACAAGATCATCAAAGAATGTTCCGATTCGATGGCAAGAATTGATGGCGAACAAGACTTTATTCGTGAATCGATTGCAGAGACCGCAAAGAAAATGGAGTTACCTAAAAAACTGGTATCACGTTTGGTCAAAGTTTATCATAAACAAAACTATGATGAAGAAGTGGCAGTACACGAACAATTTGAAACTCTTTATGAATCGGTGGTAAAATAATGGCTCGTTATACTTTTACATGTGAACACTTTGATTATGATATTTTCCGTGGTGATGAAGAACATGCTTCATCAACTCATACCACAGAATTTAAGGCAGGTAGTTTAGATACTGTTTTAGAAAATTTCGAATCATTTCTGCGTGGTGCAGGTTTCCATTTTACTGGCGTTTTGGATATAGTTAAACCCGATGAAGAAATTGAAAGTGATAATCAATGGGATTTTTCTGGTATTCCACAAAATAATTTTCCTTTTGTATCTACACCTGAATCAAACGATATTACGCTTGACTTAGGTGCTGCACAACCTGCTCTTTCTTTTCCTTTAAATGATGATGTTATTCAATTTCCAACAGAGGCATCTGAAAGGTGTCCTATTTGTAAGATACCAAAGTCAGTAATGAAATCTGAAAAATGTTATGATAATCAATGCCCAAAAACTTCATGGTTAATGGATTTAGATTATAAACTTGCAAGTGAGAAGTAATGGCAACAAGAGAAGAAATGCGTAAGTTCGCTGTGAAGATAGAAGGTATGGTCGCAAACACGGATTATACTTATCTTGAAGCTATAGTAGAATATTGCAAACAAACTGGACTTGAAATAGAAGTTGCAGCTTCTCTTGTAAATTCAACACTCAAGGCTAAGATGCAAGAACAAGCAGAGAAAGCCAATTTACTCAAAGTGAAAACTTCTAGACTTCCGATATGAATGGTTATGAAACATTTGAAATCTTCCAATCACTAAAACTGCATTTTACAACCGACAAATACGATTATTTTAAGTATGGTGGTAAAACAAATGTCAGTATAACCAACTTTGAAAATCGTAAAGACAAATACCATTATTACAAACTGTCAAGAAAATTTAATCAAAAAGAAGAATTAATTGACTTTATAGTTTCTAATTTTGTTGAAGATTCAGTAACATGGATTGGTGATTTACTATTAGATGATGCACAACAAAAGTATCTGAAAAGACAAAAGGTAATCCAGTCATTATCGTATACCTTTGAGAATGATTGTAAAGATCTTTTTTCGCACATAAAAGATCCGAATCATTTACTTAGAGTTGTGAATGGTGAATACCCAATGTTGCTTACAATGGGATTGCGTAAAGAAGTAAACATAGAAACTATAATTATTTTAAATAAAATTTTACAATTCATTCCCGTTTGGACACAACAGATTACCGATACAATTCGATGGCCAGATTACCGAAGAAAACTTGAAAAGTATACCGCATTTTTACCAGAAGATGTAGTAAAATATAAGTTGATTTTGA